GAGCCACGACCGGAAGGCCGCATCCTGCATCTGCGCGAAGGTCCGGCGCCCCTCGATGTCGCACTCGACGGGGTTATTCGCCCACAGCTCGAAGCGCGCCTCGACCTTCTTCCGCCATTTCTGCGCGGTCGCCTCGTCCATGCCGAGGAGCTCGTTCTCCGGCATGCAGCGGATGCGGAGGCCCGACCCGACCGTGTTTGCTACGGCCTGATCGAACATCCCCGAAATCCATCCGCTGTTGTGGACGAGATCGGTCGCGCGGGCGGTCGCATCCTCCCAGGCGTTCGACACGTCGTCGGCGGTCTCGCGAAGCGCCGGGCGCCACCCGGCCATCGTGACACCGCGACCGCCCTTCATGAACTCGGAACGGATACTCGGCCGTACCGCCCCGCTATCCGAGACAGCGGGCGGCGCGACGCTGGCCTCCCGCTTGAGCGGGATGCGGGGGACTGTCTGCATTTTGCTACCTCACACGCTGGCGGGAGCCGAAGCCCCGGAAGCGATCTCGCAGGGAAACCGCCGGAGCTTCCGGCGGCGGGGGCGCCGGGGGCGGATCGTCTCCGCCCTCGTCGTCAGGTTCTTCGTCTGGCTCGGCCGGCCGCGCCGTCGGCAGCTTGATCTCGTCGCCGTCGCCCCACTCGCGGATCGTCCCCTCGGGGATCGCCTGCACGTTCAATGTGAAGGCGGCGGCAGCCGAGAGAGCCTCGCAGTCGAGAAAGTGGTTATCGCGCCGGTTCTTGTACCACTTCGGCTTGTTGCTTCCGGCCTCGACGACGCGCGTCTCGGAAACGACCTGCCGCGCATACTCCTCGTCGGCTTCCTCATGGAGAAAGAAGGCTCCGGGCAGGTCGAGCGGCGTCTTCACTCGCGCGTGCACCAGCCCCTTGAAGAAGTCGGAGTTGATATGCACGAGGTCGAGCGAATAGGGCCGCTTCGAGCCGTCGGGCTTCACCTCGATCTTCGCGACCGTGTACGGCTTGCCGTTCAGCGTGTCGCGGCCCTTCGTCGGCGAGCAGAGGAACGAGTAACGCCGGCAGAACTCATAGACCTTGTGCTCGCTCCCGGCGTCGGTCTTGTCCGGCCGGAAGCCACTGTCGATGAAGACCTTCTCGATGTGCATCCCGCCGACCGGCGCTAGCATGATCTGAGTGAGGTCCTGCCAGACGCGATCGTCTTCGGTCGAGCCGATGAGCATCCCCTCATCGAGGAGATACGACGTTCCGCGCGCGCCGAAGCCGCGCGTCACGTAATAGAGGCTGCGCTTCTGGACATCGACGCCCATCGTCACGCGAATAACCTGCCTCGGAGCCTCGCGCTTCGCGTAAGGCAAGCGATGCTTGAGGAGCTCCTTCCAGTCGGGAAGGTCGCCGCCCTGGCCCGGCGAGAAGAGCTCGCCGAAGTTCGCGTTCGTGACCGTCTGGATTTTGTCCTCTTCGCCGGTCAGCAAGGCATTGAGCAGGCGCTCGGCGCGCTCGCCCCACGCCACGAAGGGCGAGCAGAGACCGGAGGTCCACGACGACCATGTGCCGGTGTCGGGGAGGTTCCGGTTTTCGCGGGCCTCCTCGATCGTCTGGCCGGGCGCAATCATGACGCCGAGGGCGTTCATCGCCTTCTTCGTCTCGCCGTTCTCGCCCTCCTCGATGATGCAGCCGTTGACCGGGCAGCAGAGGAAGGAGCCGCGCCGCGCCTGCATCGGCGTGGCGCCCTTCGGCCAGCGAAGGTGCTTTTTCATCGGGACGAAGAACTCGCCGCAATGCGGGCAAGGCCACGCCCAATGGTGGCGGGTGCCTTCCTGCCAGAGGCGCCAGATCGGACTTTCGATCTCCTCGGCGGTTCCGACCTTCCACATTTCAAGGCCGTTGACCGGATCGATCTCGGTCTCGACGATCCCGCGCGATGTGGTCGAGACGATCACCGTCACGAAGTCGGCGTAAGTTTCGCCGCGCGCCTCGACGAGGCCGAGAGGATCGCCCTGCCCTTTGATGTTGGCGCTCATTTCGTCGTACTCGTCCACGAGAGCCAGAGCGGCGGGGTCGGATTTCAGGGCGGTCGAGGAACCAGCGTGAGCCAGGCGAACGCGCACCCCGGCGATATACTTGAGGGTCTTCTTCATGCGCTTGCCGCGCATGACTTTCGCAGCAAGCGTCGCCGCCTCGTCGAGCAAGCTCATTAGGCGCGGTTCGAACTGGTCGGTGTTGAACTC